ATCGCACGAATATCTTCCCTTGTTTGGGTATCTGTTCCACCATGCACATAGAAAACTTTTCTATCTAAGTCTTTCATCATATCATATAAAACAGAACCATGTTTCTCTACAAATTGAAATAGTACTAATGTATTACCTTTTATTGTCTTTGTCAACCCTAAAATAAATTTATTTCTTTCTGTGTGACGTACAATATAATCTACCTCATCTTGATAGTTCATATCTTTTACTAATTTACATTCACTTTCTGGATAGGATAAAACCAAAGCCTTAATTGAAAAATCTGCAAGGGTTTTCTTGTCAATTAGTTCCTTTGTGGTAATAACTTTATTTAGACTACCGAACAGTCCTTCTAATACAAGTCTATGTGTTTGCATACCGTCTAGTGTACCTGTCAACCCAAAACGATACTTACATAAATGCAGTTTAGTTAGAATAGATGTTAAGGATTTTGATTTAAATAAATGGGCCTCGTCACCAATTACACAACCGAATTGTTCAAAGTAACTCTTGGGCATTTTGTACAAAGATTGCCATGTGGATATTACAAGTTTCTTTTCTACTTTTCTATCATACCCACTATATACTTTTTGCATATATGCTTCTAACCATCCATAATCAATAAAGTCAGAATGCATTTGTTCAACCAAAGATGTTGTGGGAACAAGTATTAATATCTTATCTTGTTCTGTCTCTGATAACAACATATCATAATATCGTATCAGAATGTAGATTATTAGAGATTTGCCCGAAGCAGTAGGGCTAAGGAGCAAAGCACGATGTTTTCTAATTGCGTACTCCACTGCAGCCACTTGATAGTCACGAGGTTTAATTCCTCTTCCATTGGATCGAAGTCTAAGGCTGCGTATGAATCCATCCAATATCTGTCTGTCGATTTGTTTTTCATCTTGTAAGTCCTCACTTATAGTATAATCTTCTTCAAAATCATCTAGATATTTTGTTAGGTAGGGTAATAGTCCAATATACAATTCTCCATTGGCTGGAGAAAAAAGTCTTATCTTTCCATCCCAAATCCTATTTCTATATGCAGGCATAAATCTAGCGCCTGGCACTTCAAAGGTAAAGTAATCTGATAACATCCTTGCAACAGATGGTTCAGTCTCTACCCTTAGAAAAACCTCATTTTTCTTAGAGATTGATGTCACTAAATCGCACCATCTACAAACTTACGCCAAGCGATTGCGTTCTTAATATTCCACTGTCTATCAGAAACATTCTTCATAATAGATTCACAAGTAGATACACACATCTCATAATATTCTATGAGTTGTTTCATCTCTACCATTTCTTTATCTGAATCTAGGTAGATATGCAAATCTGCTTTTAATACCTTATGATCGAATGGGTTATCACGATACACTTCAGGGTCAGATTTACCTGAATAGTATTCCCACTTTTTTCTTTTGAGAATATTATATTCACCCCTCTTCATAATGAGAAGTTGTTTGTAGTGGTTTAGGTGATTAAGATATTTTTGGTGAAGGGATGCATTTCTCAAAGACTCATCTGCGAGTTCTAAGTCATCCTGTTTCATGTCAATCTCAGCCATTTGCTGAAGTTCATCTAGTTTCATTATATCTCCATAGTATAAAGTGAGCAGATTGGGTTGTAACTTGCGTTACTATATTGTCTCTACGAAAGAGCCTCAAAAAAGGGTGTCCAAGTCAACCATTTTCTGCTCGGTATATTTATATGCTTTCAAATTCGTACAAGTCATATTTCAGTGTAACAGTTGCAGTTAACTGTTCTGTATCTGTAACTTGTGTATTATAGTCAATACCAGTAAGGGTTGTTGGGAAACAGTTAGTAAAGTTTACTCTTACCTTTGGATTGTTTTTGTTGGTTAGAATAGTAAGTGTTGCATCACTCATCAATACTGATGGTTTACCCACACTCTTTCTTTGTGTATTTATTGAAGGTTCGCCAGGATTTGTTTGTGCCTCTGATGCGATAGCCGAAGTGAATTGTTCGTTATTTTTAGGAAAACCAATACCAATCATCCAATCGTGGATTTCACGATAGTTAGACAAATCTTCATTTACTAAAAACGTAATACTCAAATCTTCAAAGTCCATAGTGTCACCCATGAACGCAATAGATTTAAAACGTGTATTAATAGATGCATCACCTGTAAAACTTATGCCAGGGATATTTACGTTTGTTGTAAAATACTCTACGTTAGGTATCTTCAACAATGTAAACCTAAACTGCGTAGGACTTGCAAAGTCCATGTTAGAAGGTTGTCTTTGTAACGGATTTATTTTTGCCATAGTGTTCTTCCTTTACACTATTTATAACGAAAAAAGGGGAGCATTTCTGCTCCCCTTGAGTTTCGGTTGTTGAAACAACTCTTATTACATGATGTTTGTAACTTGTACTCTTCTGTAATATACGTTGTCGTTGGCAGTAAGTGCGCCAAGACGAGCAGTTGTACCACCAGCAAATGGGTTTGCAGTAAGACCGTAACGAGTCTTGAAACCGATTTTAGGCTGGAAGTTGTTCTCACCCACTGCACGAACCATCTGAAGTGGAACGTATGGGCAGTAGAACAGACCTGCATCGTAAGGTGAAGTACCCTTATAACCTACAGTGTAGTACTGTTTTGCAGCACCGTTTGCAGCATATGGGTCGATAAACACTTTGTAACGTCCGTTAAGAACACCAGCGAAAGTGTTACCAGCATCGTCAACATTCAAGTTGTTGTTAAGAGCAGGTGTGTAATCAAGTACACCAGCCATTTGCAGTGCAGAAGCAACATCTGAAGAACAGATAATCATGTTACCTTTTCCTCTGCGTGTCTCTTGTGCAATTGCGTTGGCATCACGCTCAACTTGGAACATAAGTCCTTTAAACTTCTCAACACTCCAACGGCCGTTTGAATCAACGTCCATGTCGAAGATACCAGAAGTTGCAGTATCAGTCTGTGCGCCTGGCTTAGCAGTTACATAGATTGTACGGACAACTTCACGGTTGATTTCAGCAAGAATTTCAGATGACAAGATGTTTGCCAATTCTGTTTCTGCATCCAAACCATGAATTGCTTTAAGGTCTTGTGCGAGTTCCATTGTGTACTCGGCTTTAAGAGCTCTTGACTTTGCTTCAACAGTCTGCTTCTCGATTGAGAATGCCATTTCAGCGAAAGCGTTGTTTGCCGCATCACCCAATGCTTCAGCAGTTGCAGTAGTCATACCACCGTCAGCGGTATATGCGCCTGGCGAACCATCGTTAAGAACTGCTGGGTTAGTTTCACCGTTAGATGAAGTACCAGCAGAGCCTGGGATGTTGTTGTTTGCAGCAGCACCTGAGAATGCTGATTCTGCTTCGTCAAATCCTGCCTCAGTACCAGCCTGAGTCTTGTAACGTGAACGCATCGCAAAGATAAGTCCTGTTGGGCCAGTCATTGGCTGAACACCAGCAATATCATATGCGATAAGGTTAGGCATCGCCCGTCTTACGAGGGAGATGAGGATCGGATCCCAATTATCAACAGATGAACCTGTTGCGTTTACTGGGGCTGCTTCGCCGAGGAAACCTCTGTCCTCATTGAGAGCTTTTTCTTGGTTTTCTAGGATTACAGTGGTGACAGCCTTACGATAAGAGTCATTGATCTCTGGAAGATCGTTGTGCTCTAGTACTGGTGCCCACTTTTCCTGTAGATGTTCTGTTTTGAACATTTTAGTTTCTCCTTATTGAGTTTTCTTATAATATTTATAAAAAACTAATTTCTTAGCTTTTATTTCGCCCGCTTTACATTTGTACTGATTGCAGCCATGTAAGCGGCCATTGCACCAGTTGTATCGAAAGATTCTGAACTATCAGTTTCAGAGTCTACTGATTCAGCGACAGTTGTTGCCTTTGGAAAATAACTTTCCTTGAGCTGGTCGAGTTTTTCCTTGAAAGATTCTTCATTACTAAAATCTACTTCTTCTGCGAGAGACTTAAATTTCTCGACTTCAGTAGCAGCAAGGTCAGAAGAAACTTCTGCAAAAACACTTTCACGAACTAGAACGTCATGTGATTTTTTCATCTCAGCACTCTTTTCAATTTGTTCGTTCAGTTTTGCTTCCAATTCGTCAATCTTTTCAGACTGAGTTCCTAGAAGGTCGTACTTTTCATCTGGAACGTCAATGTAATGTTCTGCGAACAAGTCTTTCAGTCCAGAGATAAAGTCCTCTGCGATTTCGCCTTTGAGTCCACGCTCAATTGCGATTTCATTTTCTTTCATCCACTCTTCTACAACATAGTTCATGTAGTTGTCAACCTTTTCAGTCAACTCATCACGCACTCTGTTTACTTCTTCAGCGACTTCTTGAACTTTATCTTGTTCAATTCTTTCGACTTCAGAGCGAAGTTTAGATTTAACAGCGGCTTCAAAAATTGTAGCGGCTTTGTCTTTGAATTCTTCAGAAAGATCTGCATCTTGTGTAAGAGCAGAAACATCATCAGACACATCTACTGAGGCAATGCGCTCGTCAAGAGTAGATTCGTCAACTTCTTCAACTGACTCTTCTTTTTCCTCTTCTTTACCCATCATCTCCATTTTGTTGTACATGGCTTTGAGTTCTTTTGCTTTCATCATTTCCATCTTAGACGCCATAGCATTAAGCATTTCTGCCTTAGTCATGGCTTTTTCCTCTAGTGCTTCACCGTCATGTTCAATTTCGGTTTCTGCAGCAAGGGGCTCTTTGATTTTAGTTGGTGTGTCTGCACCACCGGCATCTTTTGCACCTTTGGTTTGAGCGTCAGTTGCCTTCTTCATCTTATCTCCAGCTTTTGCTGAACCTGATTCTGCATCTGTTGACTCTTCACCGGCACCGCCGAGGTCTTGGACTTCACCCTCTACTTTATCCATTGAATCACCTTTGTCGGCACCCTTTTTAGGGGCATCCTGAGCTGCTTCTTCAAGCTCGCCCTGAACTTCCGCTTCTAGTTCCTCAATTGTCTTGTCTAGTTCTGACATAGGGA